GTATAGTATTTGTTGGCAAGCATTTGTGGATTGTAAGCTATACAGACAAACGACTGTACCGCTATGGTCTTGATGGGTACATGATAGACTACGTGTCTCTTAGTAGTATGTCTTACCTACGTGGTGTAGCATACAATGCTAACACAAAAACACTTGTTGTAGGTGGTAGTGGTAAACTTGCAATACTAGACGATACTACAGGACTTGCTGTACATCCAATAACAGCAAAAACAACTGAAATACAAGTAAACATACAAACAGCGCAAATATTGGTGCATGTAGCTATAATTATACTAGCAAGCAAGTTTGAAATAGGTATAGATCTAGGTATACCAGACTTTGAAGTAGTAAAAAGTGCAAATTCTATACGCGCACCAACTGGTGAACTTGTTACAGTTAATTCTTTCGACTCTGACCAATTCAAAATATACTTTGTATAAAGGAGTAGCACAATGTCTACAATAAGTACACCGGTTCCATTTAATTATTTTAAATTTCTACTTGGAACAGCCGTAATAAATCTTAACACAAATGCTTTTAAAATAGCAGCTGTTACATCAGCACCAGGGCCTGATGGTACAACAGGATCAGCATTGTCGGCAGGGCTTACACGCGCTACTAACGTAGCTGACGTTGCTTTGCCTGGTACAGTTACATACACACAGAATGATACATCAGATAAAGGCGAACTTAAATCAACTGGAACAACTACTGTTGACATTATATGCACAGGAGCATCTGGGGCAATAGTAGGATTTGTATTGTATGATGATACTGTGTCGTCACCAGCAAAACCTTGTGTTGCTTACATGGCACTTGATGCTCCGGTTACTCTTGTTAATGCCGGTGACAAGTTTACTATGACTGCACCAACGGGTGGTATTTGGTTAACTGTGTAAATACTTCTTAAAGGGGTTTTAAAATGGGAGAAGAGGAAAGACCTTTAAGACATGGTGTAGGTAGGAGAGAAGAGGATATTCTATGCCAAGAACATAGGGAAAAGATTAACCAATTCGAAACAGAAATATCTTCTATAGCTACTGACGTGCATCATAACTCAGGTAAGTTTACTTCTATGCTTTGGTTCATGGGCATTGCAGGAGGATTCATAGGAGCATGTCTTGTATTTCTTGTTGCAAAGACAAGTGCTATAGAGAGTTTACTTACGGATGGTAAAGTTAAAATGGCGGAACAGGGAGAGCAGCTAAAACAACTTAGAAGTGACGTAACAACAATACAAGATAAACACAAGTGGGAAGAGCAAAACAACTTTAATGGAAACACAAATGGTAAGAGGTAGTTATGCCAAAGTTCAGTGCAAGTAGCCTACAAAACCTGGTAACGTGCGATGAAAGACTACAACGTGTTTTCAACAAAGTTGTCGAAGGATTCGATTGCACTGTTATTTGCGGCTTCCGAGGAAAGGAAGAACAGGAAGCAGCTGTTGCAAGTGGAGCAAGTAAGTTACACTGGCCTAATGGAAACCATAACAAGCAACCGTCTACGGCTGTAGATGTTATGCCATATCCACTTGACTGGAGTGAAACACCTAATAACATAGAGCAAATAACACTTTTTGCTGGTTATGTTTTGGGTATAGCAGCAGGTATGGGTGTTAAGCTTAGATGGGGACATGACTGGGATTCGGACATGAAACCAGATACTAAAGGTCTAGTAGATAGGCCACATTTCGAGTTAGTTTAAGGGAGATTAAACATGCAGATTAATGTAAACAAGGACACTGTTACGACTGTAGTTGGAGTACTTGGAGCAGTAGCTGGTGCAGTACAACCTGTTGTAAACGCAAACGCAACTGGTAATTTTGATGCTAAGGGTATTGCGCAACTTGTATTGTCTATTGCATTTGCTGTAGTTAGCTGGTTTGTTGGTAAACCAAGTGGAAACCCAGATGCACAACCAAGTATGTAAACCACATCCTTGCGCAGATTGTAAAGCAATTAACAACGCTCTGAAGTGTGCAAATACACCAATGACTGATTGTAAAGTTAAACGCAGTTAAAACGTCAATTTTTGACATTTCTGGGAACGTATGTTAAATCAGACTGTACTAAATAAGATGAGGGAATGGAAGAATTCTCCTTTGTTGTTCGTGACGGAGTGTATTCAAGTCACTCCGTCCGAGCAGCAAGCGGAAGCTTTAATGTCCTTTGGAAAACACAAGCGGACTACAATACGAAGTGGACACGGTTGTGGTAAGAGTACAACGGCATCTTGGCTTATTATGTGGTTCCTTTGTACGCGACCTTATGCAAAAGTAGCTTGTACAGCACCAACAGCGAGGCAATTAAGTGATATCCTCTGGTCAGAACTTAGTAAGTGGATGCGCAAAAGTATCTTGGCTGATGAATTTGTCATACAGAAGGATAAGATTTTCCATAAAGACTCCCCTAAGGAGTGGTGGTGTAGAGCTATATCACCTTCAGTTAAAGCCGGAAAGGACGAACAAGCTGAAACACTTGCTGGTCTACACGGAGATCATCTACTTATCGTGTGTGATGAAGCTAGTGGCATACCTGACCCAGTGTTTATACCACTTGAGGGCGCACTTACACAGGAGGATAACAAGGTACTCCTGATAGGAAATCCAACTAAAAATAAAGGTTACTTCTGGGAAACGCACTTTGATCCTAGAGTTAGAAATAACTGGAACAAGTTACATTGGGACAGTAGGAAGTCAAGTAACGTAACAAAGGACATGACTGACTACTTTGCTAATAAGTACGGACTTGACTCAAACGTCTTTAGAATTCGTGTAGCAGGGGAACCTCCACTTGAAGACGAGAAAACACTTATTAGTCTTTCGTGGGCACAGCAATGTATTGACTCTGGGGTCGTCGCAGACCCTGACGATCCTCTTTATCTTGGCGTCGACGTTGCTCGTTTTGGTGATGATAAGTCTATTATACTTCCTCGCCAAGGTCTTGTTGTAAAAGCCTGGGATACATTCCAGAGTATGAACACAATAACACTTGGGAGTCACGTTAACCAAGCATATAGTGACTTCCAAGCTGAAGGAATTGCAATAGATGAAATAGGTGTAGGAGCTGGTGTAACAGACTGGCTTCATAAGAATGGACACAGTAGGACGTGCTTCGGAGTTAATGTAGCAAATGTAAGTTCTGATAACACTAAGTACCACAGACTGCGCGATGAACTGTGGTGTCGTGTTAGAGATAAGTGTATGAAGGGACTTTACAACTTCCCTACGGATAAAGTTAAGTTGCTGTCACCAGACGGAAGTATTATGGAAATGGTACTTGGTGAGGAACTGGCAAATGAACTTAGTATGCCCCTTTATGACTTCGATGAAAAAGGTGCAATAGTTGTAGAGAGTAAAAGGGACATGAAGAAAAGGGGAGTTGCTTCTCCTAATATAGCTGACGCCCTATGCCTAACTGAGTATTTTGAATCAGTGGCTACACAACTCTGGGGAAATCAGAAAGCTAAAGCGGCTAGAGATAACGCTAGAAATTATGGAAAAAGTAGTGGTGGAAGCGATGGAAACTCTTGGATGTATGTTTAAGTAACTTTAAAAAGGAAAGCTAATTATGCATATAGCCGAAAACGAACTAACAGCAATAAATGCAAATAAGTTACTTAAGTGGCTTAGGGATTCAGAAGTTAGCCAACCAGAAACGTGGTACAGAAAAGATAGCATGGAGGATTACAGATTTTATGCGGGAAGACAAGATAGCAATCAAGCCCTTGCAGCACTTAACGCGCAAGATAGACCGGCTACTGTGTTCAATGAAATCAAGCCTAAGATTGATATGCTTATTGGACTTGCCGCACAGAGTAAACACGATCCGCTCGTGGAACCTGTTGGGACAGAAGACGGGCCTCTTGCTGAGTTAATGACTGGTGTACTTAAGCATTACAGACGTAAGTTAAATATGTCGCGGAAGGAACTTGAGGGATTTGAGCACGCAGTAAAAGGTGGTAGAAGTTTACTGCACTTTTACGTTAACACAGATAATCCGTTTAAACCTCAGATAAGTGTAAAGAGATTTCACGGGCGACACTTTTACCTTGACCCCGAAAGCCAAGAGTATGATATGTCGGATGCAAGGTTTTTGTTCCTAGAGAGTTGGTTGGGCGCAGAAGAACTGAAACAACGGTATCCAGATTTTGACATAAGTCAGTACCAAGGTTGGGTAACAGGTGGTGCAATTGACTTACCAAGTTTCTTTAACGAAGCAAGGGATAAATACAGAATCTGCGAATGTTGGTATTACAAAGTAGAAGATACGGTTTGGTTTCAGAATCCGTTGAATGGGCAAGTAGAAAACCTGAGTCCAGCAGCATTTAAGGAGTTTGTTAAAGCATGCAAAGAAGGAATTCCGCTTGGACCGAACGGAGAAAAGAAACAGTTTCAGCCTCCGGAACCAGTGCCTGGAAAGAAGAAGAATTACTATTACAAGATATTCTCTGGGACGCTTACACTGGAAGAGGGGCCGAGTCCTTACAAGTTCGACGGATTCCCTGATGCTCTTTATGGAGCTTACAGGGATGAGGATACAAATGCTTGGTTTGGTGCAATAAGACTGCAGAAGGACCCGCAGAGAGCTATTAACACAATGCGGAGGCAGTTGAGTCACTTGCTGCAGACATTGCCAAAAGGTATACTGGTACACGAAACTGGCGCTATTCTAAACATAGAAGAGTACGAAAAGAATAGTGCAAAACCTGGGTTCCACTTAGAACTTGCTATGAATGGAATGGGCAAGTATAAGTTTGAAACACAGCCAAACATCAGTCCTATATACGCACAGTACAGTGATGTGTGTAGCCAAAGCCTTAAAGACATTAGCGGAATACAGAATGAAATGATGGGCCAGGAGACGTCGAGTAGGACACCTGGTGTTACAGTAAGAAACAGGCAGGAAACAAACCTTGCGGTTTTGTACACACTGTACGACAATTACAAGGAGAGTAGAATCAATGGAGACAAGATTCTACTTAAGTTCTGTCAGCAATATACAAGTGACGGTGAGATAGTTAGAATACTTGGGCCTGAAGGAGCCAGTTTAATTCAAATCAATACACAGTTGAATCCAGAAGTACAGGGATTTAACGACATTCGTATCGGTGAGTATGACATTGCAATGTCTGAGATGAATGAAACAAGTACTACACGTCAGGCTTTTGCTGGACTTCTTATGGATTACAGCCAGAATAACCCAGGAGCTATTCCACCGGATATGATACTGGAGTATGCAGATGCCCCTTACTCGGCTATTCAAAAGGTTAAAGAGTCAAATCAAGCGAGTCAACAAGCTTCGCAACTTGAAAAGGATAGACTGTACGAATTGGAGTTGCTTAAGATACAAGTTAAAGCAGACGGCCAAGAGACTGACGCAGTTATTAAGGTGCGAGAACTTCAAATCCAAGCAAGAGAAAAGGCGGCTACCAATGGCAAAGAGTAGAATGAAAGAGGATATGAAGAAGATGCAGGAGATGGCGGCAGAGCAGGATATGGAAGGTGCTGCAGATGATGTTCCTGGGGATGAAACGGAAACAAAGCCAAAAGGTAAGAAAAGTAAAGTAGCTAAACCGTGTTAAGGAGTTAAGGATGCAAGAACCTGGCTTGTACATAGACGGTGTGAAGCAAGATGAAAAGAAGAGAATGCAACAGGCGGGTGTAGGACTTAACGACTCAGGGCAAACTGCTGGCGGTGTACAAGTTACACCACAGCAAACACCAGCGGTTGCAACACCACTGGGTACTAACACAAATGCAGGATTTAAGACAACTGTACTGAGTACGCAAGATAACTTTGCTGCTGACAACCCTAATTACAGAGGAGCTACAGGTGGTTTTAAGTCAAGTCCTGTGCCACAAAGTTATGCAGCTGAACCACTAAGTAACAGACAGTTTGATCCACTTAGTGCACCAAGTGTGTTTGCAAGTCAACTTAAAAAAGGTGTAGCAAGACCATTCTAAACAAAGTAGAAGTTATGGCTTACTCTGTATTTACACCATGCGGTACTTGTGTTAAAAAGAAGATTTGTACTGATGGAACAGTTGTAACAGGTGCTGTACAAGGTATTATACACCAGATGCCTATTGGTGTTGGTCACTTAGGTTCTGGTAGTGTTACACTCACGTGTCAAAACTTAGAAGAAGCAAAAGCAGAATAATTATTCTAAACAAAGGAGATTCAAAATGGCTGAATTAGTAGCTGACGACAAGGCGACAGAGGTTGTGGTTCCACTTTCCGCAATGCTGGAGACCCCAAACGAACCAGAAGTAGAGGAAGTAGAAACGGAAGTAGTTGATGCTGTTGCTGTTGTAGAAGAAAAGATAGAAGAAGCTAAGGTTGAAGGTGCTTCCAAGGAAGAAATCAACGAACTTAGAGGTCTGCTTCGAGAACTTCGCAATAACAACATCAGTTTGCAGGCGCGCCTAAATGCTGCAGAAAGAGTACAGAAAGGTGAATTTGGTGAAGACGGTAAGGACGTTAAACTGTCTGCTATTGAAGAATACCAGGTTCAGCTTAATCAAGCAGCTAGTAGAAACGACCTAAGTGGATTGCTTGTAGTAATGGAAGTAAATCCAAAATATGAAGATGTTAACGAGGTTTGTTCAGCCTCAAACTTTGATGACATCTTCGAACGTGTAGCACAGTTTAGAAGTAACGAAGCAGGTTCGGACTTCTCTACTGAATTGATTAAAGTTAAAGCAGAAGTGTGGTCGTTGCCTAATCCTTACAAGTACATGTACGAGGCAATTAAGGAATACCACCCAGCCTACGTTAAAAAGACAGTTACTCCAGAGCCTGTTGCTGACAAAGGTAAAACTGCTAAGGAAGTACTTAAGGTTGTTACAGCTCCTGGGTCTGTTGCCAATCTTGGAACAGGTGATGAGACTAAGGGAGGTTGGACAGCTGAGAAAATTGACAGTATGCCTGAAGGGGAGCTAAGTACAGTACCTAAGGACATATACAAAAAGTGGCTTAATGGTGAATTGGATTAACTGAAAACGTCAATTTTTGACGTTTCTTACTAAACAAGAAATAAGGAGTAACAATGGAAACGAAGATTCTTACCAATGATGCAATTACCAGAAAACGTTGGGCAAAAGACCTTTACAGTGTTATACTGCCGGCTGTAGAGTTTAATGACATTGTCGGTACTGGCTCCGACTCCATCGTTCAGATTAAAACTGAACTTGGTAAAGGTGAAGGAGACGCAATCACTTTCGGCATTCGTCTTCCACTGGTTGGTGAAGGTGTTGTTGGTCGTGACAAGATTGAAGGCAACGAAGAAGCACTGCGGTTCCGTGACTTCAAACTTACCATTTCCGAACTGAACCACGCCGTTGACACAGGCGGGAAAATGGAAGAGCAGCGGATTCCTTACAACCTGATGCAGGAAGGTAAGGACGGACTGCAGGAATGGTGGTCAGCGAAGTTAAGTGACTACATCATCAACGTACTGGCCGGTAACAGTAAGTTCCGTATCGCCGGTAAGGTTTTTGCTGATGCAATTACTGAGCCTGATACAGATCACTTCCTGACACCTGGTGGAGTAGCTGAGGCATCCCTGGACGTTACAGCTAAAATGGATCTTGACTTCCTGGACAAGATGAAACAACAGGCTGAAATCGGAGATCCTCTGAACGGTATCTACAAGCTCCGTCCTAAGAAGATCAACGGTAAGGACTACCTGACTGTTTACATGCACAACTATGTATTCGATCAGTTGAGGAAAAACACCAACATTGGTCAGTGGGGCGATCTGGTTCGTGCTGCCGGTAAACTTGGTGAAGCTAATGTTGAAATCGAGTACAACGGTATGCTTATTAAGAAAACTGTTCGCGCTCCTAAGGTCATTGACCTCGGTTCCAACACTGGTATTTTCCGTACTATGATGTGCGGTGCACAGGCTGCTGTTTGGGCTTGGGGTGGTGCAGGTGAAAGCAAATCGTCCGTTATGGCTTTTGTTCCCTACACTCGTGATGCTGAGCGTTTCGCTATGGTTCGTGGTGGTGGTATTCTGGGATGTCGCAAAGTAACTTTCGATTCTCGTGACGCAGGTGTTATCGTTGCTTCGACTTACGGCGCTCCGATTTCTGCATAATAACTAAGTCTAAGGAGTAACACATGGCTTTGAAAGCAACAAAAATTAGTAATGCAGCTGCCGACAATTTCCGCTTGTTGAAGGGAAAGTATGTAACGTCAGCAGACGGAGATGCGGATTACATTGCCTTTGAAATTCCTAAAAGGGCACTGATTACTTTTGTAGCTGTGGATATTAAGACAGCGTATACAGGGTCGTCAACTGGTACTCTTACCATAGGTATCAAGGAACCAGGTACTGCTATTTCTGCATCCCAGATTGCTGACGACACTGTTACACTGTCTGAAGTAACCGGTACTAAGGTAGTACAGAAAGCTGTTTACCTTGACAAAGGTGGAGTTGTAACGCTTGGAGTAGTTAAGGGTAACTCAGCAGCAGACATTGTTGCTCGCCTTTTCCTTGAATACACTGTAATAAATTAACCCAGAAACGTCAAAAATTGACATTTCCAACTTGTTAAAAAGTAAAAGGAGTAGCTAATGGCTTCGAAAGACAAAAGACGTACAGATGCACGTGTACCCGTTAACAGTGAACCTTTCTGGTTTACATCTGCAGTTCTGTCTGCCGCTGATACAGGTGTAGATAACGTCCTTAAAGACTTCCGTCTTCAGGATGGAACATTCATGATTCTCGCTGCCGGCGTTGAAATCATGGAAGCATTTGACGGTTCCGCTTCTATCCTGGTTGGTAACGGTACAATGGCTCTTCCGGCCGTTGGTACAGTATCCGCCGTTGACGCTGACCAGTTCCTGATTTCTGCTGACGTAACCGAGGCAACTATCGGCTATTACGCTCAGTCAGGTTCGCAGTTCGCTACAGATCTCGGTGCGGGTAAGCAGACTGTAGTTACTGGAGCAGATACAACTGTTCCTGTTCTGTATGCTAACATTACAGCATCCAGTCCTACTGTCGGCAAAGCACGCATTCACTTCCTCATGACACGCATTCCAGTTGCATCACCTGCTTACTAAGTTAGTCTAACACGGGAGGCAGTTAATTCTGCCTCCCTATTTAAAGGAGTCATTAATGCAGTTTTCTGAAATGGTACAGGAAGTTAAGAACATAATTCAGGATAGCAGCTTTGATGATTCAGTTCCTGGGTATGTCAATGAAGCATTTTTACAGGCATCAGGTAGAATTAATATACCTGACCTTAAGCGTATTGGAGTTACAACTACTATTACAGACCAGATGTACGTTTCACTTGCTGGACTTCCTGATGGTTTTGGTGGAAGACTTAGCAAGATACTTAACAACGACATTCAGCGTTATAGGTGCCTAGAAGACTTAATGTCTTTTATACTTACTAACGAAAGACTTATAGATGAAGTAGGAACAGTAGAGGCAGTAGCTTTAGAAGGTAAAACACTTTGGTACTTCCCTACACCAGCTGTTGAGACAGATATGTCGTGCATACTTTACAGTAATCCAAAGTTACTTGAAGACGACGAAGACATTCCACTCGCGTTTCCAGAGCAGTGTCACAGAAACATCGGAGTACACGGTGCGGCCTTTGTTGCTTACGGTATAATTGAAGATGGAATTGAAGGTGACAAAGTTAACACAAACTACCATTTCACTATGTTTGAAAAAGGTATACAGACACTAATGGAGTGGATTGGTAAGAATAGGATAAACACAATATCCTCTACATTCAATGACGACGGAGTTGTAAGTACAGTTCAGTGGGGAAGTCAGTTCACGAGGTGGACTAATGTTAAGTAGACCAGATACAAAGTCACACGAAGTTGTACTGTTCTCTAAGTGTACTGGATTAAATGATAGCTTAGAGACTACAGCCGCAGCGTATCTTCCGGACGGTACAACTGACGTAATTGCCTGCTTGAATGTAACAACAACACCAGAAGGGAAGTTAGTTAAGGTTCCGGCACTTTCAACTGTATTTGCACATAGTACTGCTGTTGACGAATTGACTGCCGGACTTCGTATGTTTGTGCAGAATGGAACTGACTTAAGTGAGTTTGATGGAACTTCTTTAACACCGTTAGTAAGCGCGCCTACTTTTACAGCTGGTGTTAAGTCCAAGTATGTGCACACACCAATTGACTTACGTGTAAGAGTTTCAACTGGAATAAGTCACAAACTTAAAAACGGTTTAACAAGCACAGCGGCTTTAACACTTGGTACGTATGTAGGTCCTGCTAATTCACGTTCAAGTGTGTTTGAAAAGATGCCAGATTTTACTGGTGCTTTCCTGTATAATGCAAGACTTATTTCTTACTTCGGCAATTTTCTGCAGTATAGTGAACCATATAACTATGACCTTTGGCATCTTACAGATAACCAGATAGGAAGTAAAAATGCAATAGTCCAAGCGGGGCAAATTCCAGGTTGTGTGGTAACAATGCACTCTGATGGAATCAATGCTTACTTCTGTGGTGATATTTCTAAAGTTGAAAATAAAACCTTTTATCCTTGCTCACCAATTGCTGGAACTCTTTACAGTGGATTCTTGAGTAAGGTATATGAGTCGGCTCATGTTTTTCTTTGTGCTGACGGAGTGTATGTACTGGATGCAACTGGTAAGTTGGTTAATTTAACTGTCGCTAACACGGATCACTTGGACACTTTAAACACTTCATACAACACGGTGTCAGTTGAGAATGGTAAATACTTAGCATACGGCAATGCAGTTTGTGTGGAGTATGACTTCCAAGTTAAGGCCCTGCTAATTCGCAGTACATTTGGAATAACAACTTCGTGCTTCTGGAATAAGCAGCAATACTTTGGAAGTGGTGTAAACATTGTAAAGCAGTTGGACACACAGAATACTGGAACTTTAGTAACAACTGTTCAACTTCCATACAGTGACTTCTTCCTACCTTTCCATAAGCAAATTAGGTTCCTGTACTTTACAGGAAAAATAACTGGGCCAGCATTTATAACAGTTAGAAATCAGTATGGGCAAAGTGTAACAAAGGATATAAGCAACATAGGGTATGTACAGAATTATAAGATAACTGGACTTCGTACATGCAAGGGTCCTAGACTTTCAGTTGAAATTACAACACAGTCTGGTGAGTTTAAACTTGAAGAACTTCGGGCGGCTTTCAATACTTGCTCTAACTACAACTAAGTTAAAATGTCAATTTTTGACATTTCTGGTGATTTATGAGCATAGAGCAAACACCTCGAATTAAAGATAATGACCCTATTAAAGTACAGTACGGTGCAATGGCTCAGGGTCAAATGCGTATACTTAAAGACTATATGCAGCGGTATGGTCTTAATGTGTACAGTAGAACTACAGCACTTCCTAACGGTGTTGTAGTTACTTGCAAGGTGTGTTATACAAGTGAAGAGATAACAATAACAGTACCAGGAAAGACTGCAACGACTACAACTACATTAAAGATTACAATCACTTGTGGGCCTTCTGCTGCTGTTACATATAACTTAACTGGTATATCATACAGACTTGTGGTGGCTTCAGGTGCTATAAGCACAGACAGAATAATAGACAGAGGAACTTGGACGTGGGGTGATCCTTGGTTTGAAAAATACGCCTACTCTGATGATAGTCAACTTAGTTACAGTGGTGGTAATTTTCTTAAGTTTGGTGCTGTTTGGAAATTCTATAAACACAACACAACAGTAGATTCTGACGGCTATACAAGCTGGTGTGAATACCCAGCAACGTACGAGTCAACAAGCGGAAGTACAACGACTACAACAACGGCAAGTACAACAACAAGTACTACGACAACAACTACAACAACCACAACAGCAGCACCGCGCATAACTGGTTCTATGCACGGAAGCAGAACACACTACACATCAACTTACTTTGGAACTGGTGGCGGAGGATTCTCGGTAGGTTTTGGTTTTAGCTTTAACATACTTGATTACGGAGTTAGTGTACAAAATTTATTCTCGCACACTGTTGTAGCCGAGGATATATACGCAGGTTCCGAGCTAGTTGTTGGTATGGTTCTGCACTTTACATTAATAGTGTTTGATAAGGTAGCAAGTGGTGATGGTTTTATCGTAGACTACGGTTGTGGTTGGTACGATTGGGGATATTACACCTGGGATGGTACGTATATTTCAGATGTTGGTTTCTTAACAACACTAACTACTTCCAGTACATTCTGGCCTCCAGCAACATGAAAATCTTATGTGTAATTCAAGACAATACATACCTATCATGGCAAGTTGAACTTCTGCGTTTTAACTGTAAAGAACAGAATACAGAAGTTCAGATTTTAATAGGTTGGAGAACTTGCCCAACAAAGTATGCTTTGTACTTACAAGAAATTTGTGGTGCAATACTTATAGAGGACACACGAGAGCATTTAGAATACTCTCCATCTATTCAACCGCACATTTTAAGTAAGTACACAAAGACCTGCGACGCAGAGCCTGTTTTACTTGTTGACTCTGATATACTTATTAAAGACGTAACGAAGTTACCAGAACCAAAAGAACTTACAGTTATAGCATCCGACTGCCACGGTTACATAAGTGCGACGTATGTTGACAGTTGTGATACTCACTTACTCAAGCAATTGTGTTGTATTGCTGGAATACCTGTTGAGTACGTTAGAAGCAAGAAGTCCTCAGCCGGTGCACAGTATATATTCCCAAATCTACTTGGATCTGACTTCTGGGAAAGAGTCGAGGTTAACTCCGTTGCGATGTATAACTTAATGCAACGTTACAAGTGTGATTGGCATCCAGTTCAAATATGGACTGCTTCCATGTGGTCTATACTGTTTGAGCTTTACAAGTACGAAATTAACGGACTTATAACTGTTGAAACAAATAAAGAATTAGATTTCTGCTGGGCTACTGACAGTATACACAGTTATAACAGTACAAACATATTGCACATGGCTGGTGTAACACAAGGACTTCCTGGGTTTTTCTTTAAGGGGGATTATGTATACAAAGTTCCTTTTGGTTTAAGTATGGACCACGTCAAAGGTATTAACTGTTCTTCGATATACGCAAAAGCTTGTAAAGAATTTAAGTCTGGTTACAAGGAGAACCAATGGCCTCACCAATAACTACCATAATAGATATAACAAGTGATTCGTCTTTCGATGCCTCAAAAGAAGTATTAACGGCCAAATATACTGATGCTGGAAATTGGGCTGAGTGGGCAGCTGGTTTACTTACAACAGACATAACGGACATAACAACTTTGTTACATGCTGATTCTCTTGACGCTGATATTGCATCACTTATAACAGAAATAGGTGACATTGTTGACTCACACCCAGGAACTATTTCAGGTGGTGATGGAGATTTTACAGCTGTAAATGATTCTTTAACTGCTCTACAAACAAGACTTGCTGCAGACATAACAACACAGCATACTGGCCTTGGTTCAACAGTAGAAACAGCTTTATTTGCTAGAGAAACAGCGCGTGAAAACGCTATGCGTGCGGTAGCTTACACAGAAGTAACAACGCAAGTTTCTGCTGCTGGTTTTGATATACCTCCTGGCGCATTAACAGCTAAGCAAACAGAAATGAATAATGAGAGTAGTTTAAGATTAACTGACGTAAACACAAGCATTGGTGACACATCGGCTAAACTTGCTGTTGATTACAACAAGGCGATGCTTGCAGATGCAATTCAACTTCAACAAATACTTGCTACTGTGTTTGATAGTAAAGAAATGCGCGCTTTTGAGGCGTCAAAAGCCACTGTAATGCTGGCCTTAGAAGCGTACAAAACTACACTAGGTCTGTATTCCACTAAAGCGGAAATCATCCTTAAGAAGGGTGAGCTTATAATTGGAGCTAGAGCCAGACAGTTACAAATTGAAGTTAGTGTACTGCAGGGCCTCGCACAAAGTGCGGCGCAAATGGTAGCTGCTTCATTGAATGGTGTAAGTGTGTCTAGTACGTTTGGCTGGTCAGCTGGTGCTTCAAGTAATGATTCAACGTCTGAATCTATTAACCATAACCTAACAGCATAAGGGAGATTTGCAAATGGCTATTGACAGAGGCGAACTTAAAAAGTCCGTGCAAATGCAGCAGGATAACAATTTACAGATGGAGAGTGTTAAGTCTGCTGATGCTATGCGTAATGCACTGGCATTGAGTGCACAGCAAGAAGCAGGTGCGGCACAAAGAACTCAGATGGGAATTACGGCAGACGAAGGTTTAAAGAAATCTACTGCTGGTTACTATGATGCTAAGTCGGCTGGGCAGAATGCTGACACTACAGGGCAACTTCAGAAGAATGACGTTGACTTGAAATTTGCTGGAAGGAAAGCAGAAGCTATTACAGGGGACTTGGAGAATAGTGCTGGGTTGAATAAGAAGTTTGGTGACCCTATGAAGACTGCTTCTTTGGAGTCTTTGCAGGCGGAGACACAGCACATAAGAAATACAACTAAAGCAGAAGCTGATGCAATTAAACTTGGTAAGATAAATCAGGGTGGTGCTGCTGAAGTCTCTAACGGAGCTGCAGAACTCGCAGCTAGGGGTAGGACACAGGACAGACTCACAAAGAATTTACAAGCAACACAGTTTGAACCGCTGGCCTACAATCACGGAAGTGGTGATGCCAGAGACTATGAGGACACAACACGTGCTGACCAAGGTATGGCTCCTGCTTCTACATTAGATAAAGTTATGCGTTTGTTTCCTGGTGCTTCAGCAGAAAGAGCATTTAAACTTCGAAGTCAGCTTAGAAATAATTCTAATCTCGCACTTCCGAAGTAACAAGTTAAAAAGTCAATTTTGACATTTCTTAGAAACACAAACTTAAGGAGAGTAACGTGCTTACCGACTTAACAACTTTAAACACAGATGGTGTTTCAGACATAACCAGTGCCCTTAGCCGGAGTGGTGAGAGCATGGCTCGTTCGGCTTTCTATAATGACGAGGCAGATAATAACAGACTTAAAGCTAAACGACAAGCAGCAATTGAAAGCGGTATCCAAGCTAACAGAGACTTACTTGCTACTCCTGGTAAGTTAGACAAAATGGTAGTTGAAGGAACTCAGGATATATACCCTTTCGCTAAGAAACCTGAAATGAAAGGTGCTGAGTTCAGGACGGATGCTGTAGATAAGGGTATGGGAGACAATCCACTTGCTGGAAGTACAACAGCGATTAAGGATAAGTTTAAAGCAGCTTTGGCTGACCCTAAGTATGCTGGTGTAAGTCACGTACAACTGTTAGATGCTGTAAAGAAAGACCACCTAAACCAAGTACAACCTGATGGAACTTCTTTATTGGATAAGGCTAATAAGTATAAGTACGAAAAAGACAACGGACTGTTTCGTTTCTTCTCAGACAAAGGTGATGAAAACGTAACTGCACTCCCAGGTTACGAAAAGTATAAGGCAGAACAAAAAGCTGCGCATCCGTACGACACAAGCTTAGCTGAATCAATAGCTATGAATGTAGGAGCTACGGCTCTTATGACTGGACTATCTGTTGCTACAGGTGGTGCGGCTGTAGGTGCTGCGGCATTGGCCCTACGTCTTGCTGGTAGCGCAGCAGTAGCATATCCGGAAATGGCTGTATTTGACAAAGCAGCTAATGCGGCTGTAGCCAACAGGAAGGATGCGGCTAATCCTTCTGGTGGTGACATGCTTACTGAGTTGGCTGTAGGAGCCGCTGGTCTTCTTGTTGCTCATAAGGTTGTTGGTGTCGGAGTTGGTGCGGCTTTAAGTAAAGCTATGACCTTTGAAAAGACAGCTGCAGCGGCGGCTTCGTTAGCTTCGTTTAGTGGTAAAGCACCAGAAGCTCTTGCGTCTTATAGGGCTGGTAGAGCAGCAGAAGAAGCCTTGAGAACAGCTGAGGCGGCTACAGCGGCTGAGAAAGTTGCGTTACGTAATAAAGTCATTGAAGATACTAAGGTAGGCCTGGATACAATAAGTAATCCAGAAGAATCAGCAAGTGTTTTGAATTTGCTCGGTAAACAGAACTCTGCAATCTCTCCTGAATATGCTCACGTAATGGGAATGGATAAGGCAGGTTTCGAAGCAGCTGGTAAGAGTCCTTCAGTACTTTACACACACCTTAGTGACGATGGTGTTGACGCTATACATAAGAGTATACAAGAAGGAATGCCTCAGGATATTGCTGTAATTAACCAGTTTAACCAAGAAGCTGCTTTGAAGAAAGCGGCCTTACAAGAAACAATGACACCAGAAGAAATTAGCAAAGTTGCTAGGAAGGCCTTAGAGGTTCCAAGCTTTCAAGAAATTATGCTTGGCACGGATAAAGCTAAGGTAGCAAAAGCTTCTAAGGGTGTTATAAGTAACGCAGGTAACTCTGTAGGTACTGGAGTTATTGAAGCAACTAAAACAGTGGAACCTACCTTCCAAGAGATTATGCTTGGTGAGGGAGCTGGTGCAAGTAAAATAACAAAGGGGACTGAAGGTAATGTAAACAGTTCTTTAGTAAATATGGAAGGTATTCCCCAAGTAACTCCAGTCGCACCAAAAGAAATAAGTCATGCGGAAGCTTTACTAGGTAAGCCGGGGTTGTCAGTTACTAAAAGAACTGAGGGTAACGTAACTAAGTCACTTGTGTCTATGGGTGAACTTGGTAAGTCAGTACCAGAGAAAGTAGCAACACCACTTACACATACGGAAGAGTTACTTGGAGCAGGCGCACAGAATAAGTTAACAACAGGAACAGGTAAAGACGTTGTGGCGCCTGTTGTGGATACTGCTACTGGTGCTGTAGTACCTAAGTTTAAGAAAAGTATTGGTGTGCTTAGTGCTGGAGCCTTAGCGGCTGGTGCTGTGCTTGCAGGAACTCCGGATGAAAGTCATGCTGGTATTATTAATGCAGAGTCAATGAAAATACTAGAAGATGCTGGTAGTAAAGTCTGGAATATGCCAATGCAGAAGTTTACTCCTGACGTTGCTGAAGCTATGGCAGCTAAGATATCACCAGAAATAGGTGATGCTGTTAGAATTAAAGCTAACCACTTTGAAAATAAAGCAACAGACATAACACTTTCTGAGCTACGTAATACTGTTGTTAAGCAAGCTACGGCCGGCGGAGAAAGTAATATACCATGGAAAGCTGAAAAAGTTTTACTAGAAAAAATGGGTATTGACACAGATAAACATATTGTGTCTACAGGTGTAAACAATAATAACTTTGAGTTTGGTTACAAGAACTCGGATGATTACAACTTGTGGGGACCTGGGTCTTTATACTCAACTACTGGTGTGATGCGTGACGGAGTTGAGGATATTACAGGCGGTTACAGCAGTGTTAATCCAATACTTCGTGGACACTCTACTGACTTAGGTGAACTGACAACAGAGAAGTATTGGTCGTTTGAAGATAAGCAAGCACTACAAGAAGCTTCGTTGCGCCTTGCTAATGACTTGAATCCTGGAGAGTACAGAGCAGTAGCCTATATAAAAAGTGCTGTGCATGACGGATACCCACTTGGGAGTCTTGCAGGAACTGATGTAGAGAGTGCAGTTAAGAAGCTTGAGGCAGAAGGCGTGTCGTTTCAAAAAGCTGGACCTAACGTTAGGCAAAGTGTTGTTACGCCGACTAAAGTATTTGATATACATGAAACTTACAATCCCAGTGACTTTGGTATTGCTGGTACCGCTAAGATGGAAGGGTCAGAAATATGGTACAACGTAGGTTTACTACAAAGAGACGCATCACAGAAAGCTGGGCAAAAACTACTTGACAAGTTTGGTGAAGACACTATACTTCCAGCACTCCAGAAAATAGATATAAAAGCATTACCAGATCACGCACAAGTAGAATTAGAAGATCTGATAGAGCAATTTACAGAACATACAGCAAATTACGAAGATGTGACTAATGCTGTTAGTTTCTTGTCCAATGACCCTGTAAGTATAAGCATAAAAGATACTTACCATACCATAGCAAGTGCTTACGACATACCACAGAATAGACTTGCTAATGACTACTTACGTAACAAAGGTTACGATGCTTTAACACATATTGGTGGAGGTAGCCTAGAAAACCACAGGGTTTGGATTCCACTTAAAGACGAAATAGTTAAGCCATTTTACACACAACAAGAAAAGATGGCTGTGGAACAAGGACTAACACACACGTTTGCTGGTAACACTAAAACAGCAGCAGCTGTTATGTCTGTTGTAGGAGCTACTGGAATTCTTGCTTTACAGAACGGGCATCCTGCTGGGGTAGCACTTGCAGCAGACACAGACAGCAAAGCTAAGGAAGGTGGAATATTAAGTAAGATAACAGACTTCTTATCTCCAACATCAGCATACGCAGGACCTCTAGAAGCATCGGGTGCTGTTGTATCTAAGGTAGTCGGTGAATCAATACTCGGTGCGGCGCCAAAGACTGTAACATCTTTGTTAGAGGAAATCTTTGGTAAAGGTTATGTTGGCCTTCCTGTAGCTCCAGGGCAGGTTACTTTAAATGCCCCAATGAAGCAGGTAGTTACGGCGCCAGCACTTGGTAGAACATTTGAAGCAGCAAATAAAACCGTAGGTAAGTACTCTACCTTTATGGACTGGCTTGTTAATTCACTAAACAGTCCAAACTTCTTTGCGTCTGTGTACGGTAAAGTTGAGCATCGTATAACAAACCAGATGGCTTCAATGCAAACTGCTATAGCGCATGACACTGAAATGGGAGTTAAAGTAGTTAATAACATCTTGGAACCTGCACTTAAAGGTGAGAAAGCAGGGGCTGAAATTGCTGCTAAAATGAAGCCAATCCAGGATGCGTATAACGAAGTAGCTCTTCCGCTTCGAGCTATTGAAATTGAAACACAGAAGTCGGAAGGTGTTATTGCTAAATTAGAAGAAACACTTGGTAGTGGTTCAAACGATGCTGAAATAACGGCACGCATTACAGACGAAAGGTCGAAGTTAGCTGGACTCACTAAAGAGAATGCTGAGTACACAACGAAGTTATCAGAAGTAACAAAAGCCTACGAGGACATGAAGCACGAATTACTTACAACATATAAGACTTCGCGCATATCATTTGCTGTAGAAGAGCCTGCACTTATGAAGGACGCACGTTATGCTGCATTGTATACACCAGAAGAGCGTGCGGCTGTACAGCAACTTACTGATGTACTTGGGCAGTACAAAGGTAGAGCACAGGAAATTGGTATGCCTGTTATAGAAGGTCCATTCAACCATCACTCCATGGACAAAGTTAAGTTGAATGAAGCATTCCAGGAGCGGCTCAAATCACTTGGTATAGGAACGGCAGGCAACAACATTCCGTTATCTACTTTCCTTGAAAGA